TGTTACTTTGAGTTTCATTGTTAGCCCTTTTCTTTAGATTAGAACGCTGTTGAAGAAGATGGAACAATCTTAGAATTACATGTGAATGTAATGTCAATCGTTCCTTCGTCTCCTACTGCGCCATTGATGTCGGTTAGGTTATCTACCAATACTGTAGTGGCATAAGTCTTGTTTGTCGCTGACACAGCTACACCTTTTTGCTGAATCATTGATACTGCAGCTGTTGTGCCCCAAGCAGATTGTAGAGTCGCTAGAACTGATCCTGCATCGGTGTCGTTTAAGAATGATACTGTAATGCTTGATGCTTCCAAGCCTGTAACAAACTTGTGGGATGTGTCACCCATTGCGGTAACTTCAATTTGATCAGCCTGACGGTTGATCGTAACAGCAGTCACATGGTCTGAGAGATCAACGCTATTGAGCTTGAACCCTACATTGTTATTCAGGAAAATAGCCATTGATTATTCCTCATCTTTCTTGGTTACTGGCTTAGGTGTTTCTTTGATCTGACCGATCTTCTTCAAGAAGGCCAAATCCTCTGGTGTTAGCTCTGACATATTAGCTCCAACTTGTTAGGATCGATACGGACATTTCGCATGTTAGCAAGTCACCAGAAGCAGCGTTAAGAACGCTAGGAGCAGAGACTTCTCCAACATTGAAAGATAGTGTTGATTCATCGAGTAGACTAAATACGCTAACCATTGTGTCTTCTATGCCTTGGAGGTTTCCCTCATTATCAAACATAGGTACTGTCATGATTAACTTGAAATTAGCCATTGGTGAAATGGAAGAATAGTGACCATTATTGGGAGTTATGTATGGATCATTTGGAGTGACAATAACTGAGTTAGCCATAATTGTTGCTGGTGGAAAAGCAAATGTCTGCCACTTGGAGTCATCACGGATTGCCTCTGCAAGAGTAGTCCGAAGGTTAGTTATCGCTACACTCATCCGATCATGCTCCTAGGATCTAGTGCATGCGCGATCAATCCTCTAACCCTTGCCATTAAGGTATTACCCATGCGGTAAGGGGAGGGCTGGAAGTCTGGTGACACGCCGCCAGAATTGCTTGTAGTGCGTGATTGCCAGATATCAACAGCTAGTAGTAAAGCAGCTTCTTGGATTGCTGAATCTGTTGTCCAGTCTTGATAAGTCTCACCAGTAACAGAACCAAAAGGTATAACTAGGTGCTCATCTGCTGGAGTATTATTGTTGCCTGTTATTGCATAAGTAATTGTGTAAACAGTAACTGCTGTGATGGTCTTAGATCCGTTGTGTTTTGATCCGTTGCCAGCAACAGTAATATTCTGCCCAACAATAAAGCCATGAGGCTCCTCAAAGTAAAGAGTGCCAGTTGAGGCTGTGTTGCTATGTCCTTTATTAAAAACTTTGTTAGCCCATAACATTGGCACAAGTACATCATCTGCTGCTGTGCATGCTTCTTGAAGAGTTGCATCTGGGTACAAGGTACCTACACCGAGAGCGGATCTTAGCTCGGATACTGTGCAAAGCGACATTGACTTCCCCTTCTAAAGACTAGAGGGGGCAAGGGCTATGCCCCCTCTAGTGACTTAGTAACTCTTACTAATTAAGTAAGGTTGTAACGGCGTACGCCCGCACCGGACTTGCTTACATAGATAGCCATGTATGCGTACATATTGATTTCAACTTCACCTGAAGTGAGTACATTGACTCGTAGGTTAGTTGTAGGTGATTCCCAGACATAAACTGATTCTGGAGCAACTAGGAACGCTGACTCATCGATGATTCCTGAAGTTGTGATGTTGTGATCCACGATTAGATCAGTGCCAAGGATGTTGCCAACAGTAGAAGAACCTGTTGCATTACCTGAAGCGTTGTATGTTGCACCCTGTGCGTTATATAGAGCGCGACCTGTTGAGTCTGCATATCCTTGGATAGCAGCCCATTGATCTGTTGAAGCAACTAGCTTACGAGCATAGTCTCCACCAGTATTCTTGTATGCAGCTGCTGACTCAACAGCGATAAAGCTTTGAAGTCCTGCTGCTGTTGCTGCTACTGCTGTTGCCTGAACACCAGAAGTTGTGAACGCTGCGATAAGTGCTGCGTCTGTTGCCTTCTCGTAGCCCTTACGCATTTCGTTAAGTAGCAATGTTTCAAATGCAGGATTTGAGAAGTCCAGAAGTTCGAAAGATACTCGGTTAAGTGATGAATACTTAGCAGCAGTTACTGTGTCGTAACTTGAAGTCATGCCTGTCTCAGATGGTGCTCCACCTTCAGTAGTAACTGCTGTAGTAGGTGCTGTGCCCATCTTAGGGACTGTAAATGAAAGTTGTGGAACGGCTCCTGCGCGTGTTACAGCGTCAAACGCTGGACGGCCAGAAAATGTGGTGGTTATGAAATTTGTCAAATGGGCTGGTAATGTTAAACCAGTGTTATTTGATGTTGAATCGTCAGCAGCTTCAACAATGCGGCGAGCATCGTTATCTCCTAGTGCAGCCTTGATGGATGCTCCTAAGTATTGTGCTGATGTAATTGGTGCTGTGCGCTCACGCACATTAGTTACTGCAACAGTTGGACGAGCAGCTTCAACCGCTGCTGCCTCTACTGGTGCTGCAACTGTCTCTGGAGTATTCTCCACAGCTGTCTCGCTTTCTGTTGGTTGGATTTCTTCTACTGCTTCTGGAGTTTCCTCAGCAGCGATATCAGTAACTTGAGCAGACTTAAAGGCTGGATCAGTTACTAAAGATACTTCGAACAATTTTGCAGCTGATACATGCATTACCCCTGCTTTGTTCTTTGCTTTGATTACTTCTACGCCTACTGACAAGCCAGCCTGTAATCCTTCTTCTGCAAGGATAAGAGCCTCAGTACCTCGGTTGCTACGGCTGATCTTAAAAGATGCATAAATGCCATCTTCTGCAACAGTAAAAGATGTTGCTTTGCCAAGAGGTTGCTTATGATCGTGCTGATTAAGAAGTTTAATTGTCTTTGCATCTTCAGGAAGTGCGATAGCACCCTGCTCAAAGACTACGCGACCGGCTGAAGTGTTGCCGACTTCGCCTGTGCCTGCTGGAACAATCTTGCCAGAGATCGTGCGATCTTCTACGTTGGCTATTAGTTCAGCAGCAGAGAATGTAAGGATTTGATTTTCCATTAACTCATACCATTGTTTCCGTTAGGTGTTAGATCAGTCATTTCCATTGCTTGATTGATATCAATTAGGCCAAGAGCCAGCATTTTTTCAATCACCAATAACTCGTCCATTGGATTAGCGCGTAAGAATGATGCGTCTAAATCAAAACGCACTTCGTTACCATTAGCAGTTACATCATTCATTGATAGTCGATCTTCAATGGCACAGATGAAAGGCTGCAAAGTTAGCGAAACAAACTGCTTACGAGAGTCCAGGAGATTGCTGTAAGTCATTGAATTGTTAGCATCAGCTGAAAGATAAAAGGCATCGCAGTTCATAAGACGCGCAATTTGTGTGGCATAGTCTTGCTTTGCCTCATTGTACATCATATCTTTAGGTGTGAAAGATGTTGGCTGATATTCTAGCGTTGAAGTTAAATATGCTGTTGAGCGGTTTGATCTAGCAGATTTCCATGCTGCTAATAATCCTTGGACTTCTTTAGGATCAAGATCCGCTCCGTTATTGCGAAGAACACCGGTAGGCATTGGAGTTGCTGCTGCATTAGAAGCTGCAATCTCTAGATCTAGAGCAGCGCGTAAAACTCGCGCACCCATAGTCAAGACACCATCACTAAGAGATTGGAATGTAACTACATCATCATTTGTATAGAAGACCTGATCGATGTAATAACCTTCGATAGTGTGACCATCTCCAGAGTAATAAGGATTAACACGAGTATTAGGAATCCACTCGAAACTAGCTGGTCTGCCATCTTCCTGATATCGAGACTTGATAAGCCAAACAGCCCATCCGTAAAAAAGAAGCGAATCGACTGTATAGGAAATGGTTACAGATCGTGGCTGGTTAATTGCTGGAGAATCTAGCCAAACTGGTTTAGCAATTTCCTCACCAGTTGATTTTCTGTAAAGCTCTAACGGCATTGATGCAATAGTCCCACAGATAAGATTTCTTGCACGAACGACCGATGGTATTTCAAGTGCCAATTCTCTGGTAATTGATTGAGAAGGTACTATTGAAGTCAGTAATGGAGTACTCAAAACTTGTGGGGCATATTGCGCTATGATGGACGGCTTTTCAGCATTAGGTGTTGCATCAGTTTTGCGAAATAGACCCATAGTCATAAAGTGTAGCATTTGTCAAGTAAATAGACAACACGCCACGAAGTGTCTATGTATAAATCTGAGGTTTGGGCTGTGGGATCATCAATTTGGACACAGCCATTGCAATGCCAATAGGGGCTGAAATGTCACCAGCTGACTTTCTCTTGATAATACGCCAAGCCGAGTCATTGACCTTGGCGGCGCAGTTATTCATCTGCTGGATAAACTCTTGTTGCCCATTGTGGACAACTCTGTGATTAACCAACCCTTCAAGAAGATCTCCACAGGCTTTGTAAAACTGCTGGCCTGAAACATCCTCGACAATAACTCCAGAATTATGAAGTCGATCTGCAATAGTCTGGGTAGCGTATTTGTCAAAGCAGACCAATCGAGGCTTATATATGTCACACCATGCCTTTATACTTGCAGCCATCTTCAGTTCATCGATAGCAACTTGAGAGCTGTAAGTCTCTAAGATCCCGATGCCAATCCTTCCATCTGGGAGTAATTGACCAGCAATGAGAGATCCATTTCGTCTACTAGGACTTACATCAAATCCAAACACAGTGTATGCGCCGACAGACATCTCTAACGTTGCATCTGAGGTTTCTTCTAAGATCCCATGAGGCCAAGGGCTGCTTAGAG